ACGCCGCTACTGCAACTAATGTCGCAGGCGGAGTCCAAGGCGATCTGCTAATTCAAAGTGCAGCAGGAGTGACATCATTTGTCACAGCAGGTACAAATGGTTCTGTCCTAGTTATGGGTACCACGACTGCTACATGGCAAACATCTTTATCACTAGCAAGTCAGACTGCGTCAACTTCAACTACTACTGGTGCCTTAACCGTTGCAGGTGGTGTAGGTGTACAAGGATCGATGTATGTAGGAGGGAATTTCACACCATCTACAGTATATAACACCGGCACTGGGGCTTTCTTTTTCGGCAATAGTGCATGGAATGGCTCGACTCCCGCAAATTCTAACATAGACGCAGTAACTGGTATTGTATATAATGGCGGCGTCGGTAGTCAATTATTCACATTTAGTTCCACTCCTGGCCAGCTATCTGTCCAATTAGATGGTAGTATTTTTGTCGGTGATGTTATATCATACAATCCAGCAAGCACCAGCGGTGTAACTAATGGATCATTGCTAGCATCAGGAAATATTACTGCAGGCGGTAACCTATATATACAGGGCATAATGTATGGTACTGCTACCAATGTTGCAGGTGGTGCAGCAGGTTCGTTAGTAATTCAATCAGGCGCTGGTACAACTACCATGTTGCCTATCGGAACAAATGCTACTGTTCTACAAAGTAACGGATCGACCGCAACGTGGGTTGCTCCGAGTACATTAACTGCTGGTACTTCTACCAACGTAGCCGGCGGTGCAGCAGGTTCGCTTCACATCCAATCAGGAGCTGGTACAACTACAATGTTGCCAATTGGTTCTACAGGATATGTTCTACAAAGTAACGGATCGACCGCAACTTGGGTTGCTCCGAGTACATTAACTGCTGGTACTTCTACCAATGTTGCAGGAGGTGCAGCAGGGTCGCTTCACATCCAATCAGGTGCTGGTACAACTACAATGTTGCCTGTCGGTGCAGCAGGAACATTACTACAAAGCAATGGTACAACTGCTACTTGGGTAACATCATCGACAATAACTGCAAATGCAGTCACTAATTCATTAACTATAAACAATAGTGGTGCAGGTTCTGCAAGTGGTAGCACATATAACGGCAGTGGTGCTATTACTATTTCATATAATAGTATCGGTGCGCCAAGTACTGGCGGTACAAATGCCACAGGCACATGGAACATTGTTGCCGGTACCGCAGTAAATGCACAAAACCTAGGTGGTGTAGCTGCTGCTAGTTATCTAACATCAGTTCCTAATGCGTCAACTCAGGTAAGTTCATTAGGGGTCGGCACCGCTGCATCAGGAACAGGTGGTGAAATTCGTGCAACAGGCAACATCACTGCATACTATTCATCAGATGCTAGACTAAAAGAAAATGTACAACCAATTCCAAATGCTCTTAATTCAATTGATAAAATTAACGGTGTGACATTTGATTGGACTGCAGATTTCCTCAAGGATCAAGGCGACGAAGATGGTTATTTTGTTCGCAAGCATGACGTCGGTGTTATTGCTCAAGAAATTCAAGCAGTATTGCCAGAAGCAGTCGCCGAAAGAGAAGACGGATATCTTGCTGTTAAATACGACAGAATTGTGCCACTTCTAATTCAAGCAATTAAAGAACTTAAAGCAGAAGTCGAAACGTTGAAGGGCAACAAATAAAATGACTGCTCCTATTTGGGAAACACCATCAGGATTCTTAGGAACATTAACGGAACGAGTGACTACCTCGATTCCATTAATAGCAACAGGAACTAATCTTACATATTCTTTAATTGCAGGAAATTTACCAACTGGTATTAGCCTAAACTCCGCATCTGGTGTACTAATAGGAACTCCGGTCTCTGTGCCCGCTGAAATTTCATCTACATTTGTTATACGAGCACAAAACTCAGACGGAATAAGTGATCGAACTTTTAAGTTAGATGTCATCGGTCCTAGTATTCCTGTATGGGCAACTACCCAAGGACCGCTTCCTGTAGGACAAAACGGTGAAGCTTTTACATTTAATTTAGAATATATCGATATTACTCTAAGAGCACAGACCGACATCATCGCATCCGGAAATAGTTTAAAATATTACATAGCCGATAACCAAGGTCAATTACCTCCAGGATTGACATTAACCGAGGAAGGAAGAATCTACGGGTATGTTAAAGACAATTTAACATTAGATAATTTGGTCAGTCAATCAGGTGGTTACGACGACGAAATGTATGATGCGTATCCATATGACCATAGCGTTATCATCGATAATGTAGTGCAACTAGTCAAACCCGAAACTATCAATAAAATATACCAATTTATTGTAACCGTAACCGACGGCTATGAAAGCGCACAGCGATTATTCAGCATCGAAGTAGTTGATCCTAATAGTATGAGATCAGATAATACGTTTATTGACGTAGACAACACAACAATTGATGCTAGTTCCAGTTATTTGCTGGCGCCAATTTGGCAAAGTAAACTAGGAAATCTATTACCGAATGTTGCTAATCTCGGAACGGTAAGAGCTGCAACTAATCAAGTAATAAACCTTTATGATTATGATCCATATCCGTTTGTAGGACCAGTTATATGGGATTGGTCGATTACTGTAAATCCTGATATACGTTTAATTTCTGACAGTCAAAATAACTTTCTAGGACATCCTACGCAAAATCTAGCAGGAAACAATCAATTATATTTCAAAGATGCATCGTTATTTCCTGTGGTAGGAATGCAGATACAACTTAATGAATATATCCCCGGTTATAACTCAACTACTTATACTATTACAAATGTGTTCAAAACCAGTGACACTTCAGGATATGTAAATTTAGATCGACCATTAGTAACTAATAGTATTACAGGTAATATGCCAGATTCAGTAGGGTTTTACGCAGGTACTCCTAGTATCCATCCTCCTTCACTCAGTCTGTCTACATCGTCAGGCGTGATTTCTGGAACAATCCCGTATCAACCCGCATACAGTCAAACTTATAGGTTTACTGTAAGCCTAATCAAAACTGATTATCAAACAGGTAATACTGTAAGATCTAGCCAAATATTCCTATTAACTATCAATGGTGATATACAGAGTTACATTGAATTTGTTAGCACCTCGTCTTTAGGAACTCTGATACCAGGTCAAATTTCAGAACTTGCGGTTGTAGCAAAAAATGTCAATACTAATTTTAATTTAGAGTATTCGTTAGCTGCTGGAGAATTGCCTGCAGGACTAACATTAAATTCCGACGGCACAATACAGGGTAAAATCCAATATAATTCAGAAACTACCTTCGATATGGGGGATTTGACTTTAGACCAAAATTCTACAACGATTGATAAAAATTGGTATTTTAGTGTTAGTGCAAACGATGTTTACCGATTAGATTCTATAACACAGCAATTTTATATCACAATTGCTGCACAACCTAGTTCTGCATATACAAGAATGTATGTTAAACCGTTTATGCCTGTATATAACAGAACAGCGTACAATGCCTTTATTTCGGATCCAACTATATTCGATCCTACATTGCTTTATCGATCAAATGATCCAGAATTCGGTACTCAACCCGATATTAAAATGTTAATCGAAACCGGGATAGAAATAGAATCACTAGACACTTATGCATCGGCGTTAACGTCAGTATTTCATCGCAAAAGATTTTATTTTGGAGATATAGGTAGTATTGCAGCAACAGACAGTAACAATAATGTAGTATATGAATTAATCTATGTATCAATGATCGACGATCAGATGATCGGAAACTATAGCCCGTCGTATGCGGTATCATTAGAGAACATGAAAATACAATTAGAATCAATTCAAATTAGCCCAGGAATGACTATCTCAATTGACGACGATTATCAACCACGATACATGACCACATTACAATCTAACGGGGTTCCTTTAGGGTTTATTAAAATTGTCCCGATATGTTATGTAATTCCGGGTAATTCTGCTAAAGTACTATCAAGAATTGCCTCTAGTGGATTTGATTTTAAACAACTAGATTTCGATACCGATCGAGTTATTATAGAAACCACACAAGAAACCGGATTAACAAATTGGTTACTTTATCCAACTGCAAGACAATAAATATCAGACAAAGGTAGATATACGTAATGGCCAGCAATATTAATACATCAAATATCGATGCAACTTTTCCAGTACAAGGAAAAGATAATCCCAGTCAAGGATTTAGAGATAATTTTAGCTATATCAACATTGCATTAGACACTGCCGCCTCGGAAATCACCGCGTTGCAAGCAAATCCAGTAGGAGTAACTATTGCAACTACTACTGCAACCGGCGTAGTTAAAATCGGCAATGGTGTCAGTGTCGCGCTCGACGGAACTATCTCAGTAAGCAGTACTGCTACAAATATCGCAGGAGGATTACAGGGAGATATCCCAATCCAGACGGCAAGCGGAAAAACATCATTTATCGCGCCAGGAACATCCGGCTCGGTTCTAGTTATGGGAACAACTACCGCCACTTGGCAAACTTCATTGTCATTAGGTAATAACCTATATGCAGGTGGCACAATAATTTCAGCTAATCCTATTGTTTCTTCATCAAACATTGGTGCATTTTCATATGGTACACTAGGTTACAGCGACATTAATATTGTTGCATCATATGCATCGACCTCAACTACTTACAATCAAATGGTATTGCAAAATAATAGTACTAGCAGCACAGCTTCGACTAATTTTAATGTATCCAATAATCAGGCTACCCCGTCAACTTTCTTTGGTGAATTTGGAATCAATTCACCTAATTTCTCAGGTGTAGGATCATTCAGCCAATCAAATAATGTTTATCTAGCTGCCGCGTCAAGTGATTTAGTGATAGGTACGTATTCGTCTAATGCAGTCAGAGTTAACATCAACAATAGCTCAACTGATGCAATGGTAATTAGCAATTCCGGAACTGTTACAATAGCATCTAATTTATATGTAAACGGAGCCGCGGTGACTACTGCAAGTGGTTGGCTGACATATGTTCCTACTATTTCAGGTGAATCTGCAACAGGTTTTACAGTGACTAATGCAACGTTTGTTTATAACAAACTCAGCAGCAACACTGTTCATTTTAGATTACAATTTTCAGCAGCGGCATTTACATCAACCGGTGGCATTTTAGTATCTGTTCCTATTGCTCCTCAAGGAACTCCTGCGTTTTCCGGAGTAAACACATCAACTAGCTATATGGTTAATGCATTGTGGAATGGTACAAATTTACGAGTAATGAAATATGACGGAACCACGCCGTTGTCAAATTCCTCTCAAAACTTTTCAATTACCGGTTCATATCAGTACTGACCGTATGACACAGGATAATAAATAATATCATGACATCAACCGTTACCAACTATAGCAACCTAATTGATACTTCGTTCCCTGTGCCGGGTGTAGACAACGACACTCAAGGATTTCGCAATAATTCCATGAATATTCAGCAGGCATTTGATACTGCTGCAACCGAAATTACTAATTTGCAAACGCAGTACGGAGGTCTAGTAACTCAGATCAACGATGCTACTGTTATCGGTGACAATTTTGCGGCAACTATTGCCTCAACTGTAACTACAACAGTAATTAACTCACTGTCAAATTATACTCCAGATATTGTTTCACCGATTGTTTCATTATGGTACAACACAACAATCACTAACGCAATCAATCATGTTGCTACAGGAACATTTGTTGTTCGATCTAACCCGCCAGCTGCATCAACCGGAACAGTCGGTGATGTAAAAGGAATGTGCTGCGTAACTACCAGTGCTGTGTATTTTTGTTACAACAATTATGTTGGAGATAATGCAGATATTTGGGCTAAAGTCAACACTGTAGGGCAGCATTGGCCATAATGTTTAATCCACTATTAGAAGACCTTACTTTATTAAAGGACACAGAAATTGAGTCACGAATGAGTGAACTCAATAAAAAGTACAATATTGCTCTTCGAATGGGCTACGGTGATGCTGCTAGGCAAATTGCAGTAGTAATCGAAGCGGTCCGTGACGAAACACTTCGTCGTCAGCAAGAAGCTTCAAAGAAATTAATGCAAAAACATAACAAAGATTTAGACGATCTCATAAATGTAGGTTGATTTTTCCTTTAAATTTTGCTATAATACATATATGAATACTTCCAAGTTCGGTGAAATCATTTTAGACGAAAACGACATTTTTCAAGGTCTTTATTCTGGAAAAATCGCCGATTTATCGTCTGTAAACATCCAAAATCAAACATTAATTGACCAATTTAATCTTGCACGTACTACGAACGCAGATTCCATTCCTAATCTTAAAAAGTTTGAACTAAAATTTCAAACCCAAGAAGAATTCGATGAACATAATCAGAAACAATGGTTTATGCCCGATGAATATAAAAATATAGCCATCGAGGAATACATTCTAAACCAATGCACTACTGAAGAAGAATTCGTAAGAGTAGGTGAAGAATTGTTACTTTTTCATCAACATAATATGATCGAGGTCTTAAAATACCTTAAATACTTGGTCGACACCATGCGATCAAACAACGTCATATGGGGAGTAGGCAGAGGAAGTGCTGTTGCAAGTTATTGTTTATACTTGTTAGGAGTACACAGGATCGATAGTCTAAAATACAAATTAGATATCACTGAATTTTTAAGATAGGAAAATAATATGGCACGTAAAGTATATCGAACAATGCAGGGCAAGCAAGTTGATCTAGAATCATTGGCTGCTCGTAATGAAACTATGCCAGCAGTAGGCAACGTTAGAATGAATGCTCGCGGAGATGAATTAGGACCGGGTGGTCAAATTATTCGCAAGCGTGAAGATATTGTCAACGATCACTATAATCAAAAGAAGTAATTAATGGTTATTAGAAAAGGTAAACTTACTCCGGTACTCGATCGCGTACTAGTTACGGATATGTATTTCGGAGATCAAAAAACTGCTAGTGGCATCATTATCCGCGACGATAATGGTACTTCTAGAGGAATATATCCACGATGGGCCAAAGTTCACGCAAAAGGACATAAAAATGTCGACGATTATCAAGTCGGTGATTGGGTTTTAGTCGAACATGGAAGATGGACCCGGGGAGTCAATGTCGACGAAGGTACCGGTGAGGTAATCGACGTTCGTATGGTCGAAGCTGAAAGCATCATTGGCTGGCAAAACGAGAAGCCAGACAACGCAGTGATGATTAATAATGGTATTGATACAACTCCAAATGTTCAACACCGTCCAGAAGATTTTGTTAATGAAGCGAGGAAATTTTGAGTAACATAGATTTAAACAAGTATGCAGAGTTTGTACTAGCAGTCTGTTCAGAGACAAGCAAGGATCCAGTAGAATTTGTAGAACATGTCCGGAAACTCCACAATACCAGTAATGTCAACATTCCGTTGCTACTTACAGCAGGTATAGGACTTGCCAGCGAAGGCGGAGAGTTCAATGAAATTGTAAAGAAGATTTTCTTTCAGGGCAAGCCGCTGAACGAGGATACCATTTTTCACATGAAGCGTGAACTCGGAGATATCATTTGGTATTGGACCAATGCATGTAATGCACTTGGACTTGATCCGAACGAAGTTATTGCTGAAAATGTCAACAAGCTAGAAGCTCGTTATCCGGGTGGAAAGTTTGATGCTCACTATTCTGAAAACCGCAAAGAAGGCGACCTGTAATGGCAGGCCAACCGCAGACAGAAAGCGTGTTTGAAACGTTTGTTCTTGAAAAGAGCAGCCTTCCGGGATTTATTGAAACTTTCGGTAAGGAAGGCGCAATTGATGTTATCATGTCTATGCAACGGGCATTCCTTGTAGCATATATTGATCATTACCTTAAAGAAGAAGGGCAGAATCGTATATGAATCAAATTAAAGAAGGATTTCAATTGTATTTCCTTTCAACTAAGATTATCGTAGTACCTGACAGAGTATCAGTTTCGATTATTGGTAAAGATTTCGAAGAAGAATAATGGGATTAGGCCCGTCCGTTTGTACCAGATGTAAGGTTCTTCATATATACATTCCTAATGAAGAAAATCCTAATAAGCAAGGCAGATGGGTCTGCCCATTTAATGAATTTCACGGAGAAGAAAGTTCTCTGTGGGCGTTTCCTATGGAAGAACAAAAATTATATCTTGATAATTCAAAATTCTTACGATTTGTAACTAAAGATTATTCCCATTTAAATCAGCAAAAATCCGTTGACACTTGATTATACCTTGTGTATAATAAGGCATGATTTTCAACAAAGTTAAAGAATTAAAAGACAAGGGCCTTAAAATAGGCATCACCTTCAGCACATTCGATCTGCTTCATGCAGGTCATATTGCAATGTTAGCCGAAGCTAAAAATCATTGTGATTATTTGATCGCAGGATTACAAACAGATCCCACCATTGACAGAGCTAGCAAAAATTCTCCCGTTCAAAGTATCGTGGAACGCCAAATTCAATTGGCTGCTGTAAGATACGTTGACGAAGTTGTTGTTTACCAAACAGAGCAAGACTTAATTGACTTGCTTCTGATACTACCGCTTGACGTTAGAATACTCGGAACTGAATACAAAGACAGAGAGTTTACCGGAAAGGTAGAATGCGAGTCCAGAGGAATCGAATTGATTTACAATGGGCGTGATCACAGTTTTTCATCCAGTAATCTACGCAAGCGTGTAGTAGAAGCCGAGTATAACAAAGGAAAATAAATGCCCATTGAGATCAAGGACCTTCCTCAATACATCACTGGTAGTTTGAGCAGATCCAATACTGTTGTCCTTTGTGAGCACTGCAAAGGATACGGATTCTTCGAAAAAGAAGAATTATCCGACTATCACAAGAGAGAGTATAGTACATATCGTACTACATGCGGGCGTTGCGAAGGCGACGGGAGAATGATTAAATCAACCGAACGTTTATCGCTAAATTTAGGTAATGACAAAGTGCAACTTATGCCTTACATTTCCTTTAAAGAATTTGTAGATCCACATTCTTATGAGGATAGATGGTTACGATTAAGATTGGACATGACCGATCGTGCTCTTGAAGAAAAATATCCTGATCTTGCTGCGGTAAACTATGACAATTACGATAAGCTAGTCGAACAGTATCGCACAATAGAACTGTTAAAGAAAGAAACAGTATGACCTTCGAAGACCGCAAAAAGCAGATCGAAAAGCACCGCAAACTTTCTAATAAAAGTCAAGCAGAGATCGACAACCACGAATTCGTTATTGCTAAACGTAAACTGATAAAAAAGCATAATGATGCAATTAAAGAATTACTTGAAACTTGTACTCATGATGAGGTTACACAAGAACAGTATTATTTCGGTGGTTCATACTTAGATCAAGCATACACTGAATATTGGAACAAATGCGTACTTTGCGGAACTACATCCGAGAGAACACACAAATCACACGGTTATTATGGATAATATATGAATCACGAAGTTGAACGCTATGTCGGCGAAATAAGAGAACTACGAGAAAAAGTCGCAAAATATCAAGCGGCTTTAGACAAAATCGAAAAATTCGGACACGGAAATGGCCACGGACACGGCTATACGTGTGCCAATATTGCAAAAGAAGCATTAAGCGAGGGAAATTAAGTGGCAGTTGAACTATGGACTGAAAAATACCGACCAAATACAGTGGACGGATACGTATTTCGTGATGGTAATCAAAAGAAACAGATTCAAGCATGGATTAAAGAACAGTCCATTCCTCATCTTCTTTTAAGCGGAAGCCCCGGTATCGGTAAAACAACACTGGCTAAACTGCTACTTCATGAAATTGGAATCGAAAATTATGATATCTTAGAAGTAAATGCTAGTAGAGAAACCGGTATTGATTTTATTCGAAATAAGATTGTTCCGTTCATTAGCATGATTCCGTTCGGACCATTTAAGACTGTATTGCTCGACGAAGCCGATCGATTGAGTATCCAAGCTCAAGATTCGCTGAAAGGTGTCATTGAAGAATATTCTTCAACTTGTAGATTTATTTTAACCTGCAATACTCCAAGCAGAATTGTACCAGCATTGCATAGTAGATGCCAACAAATGCATTTTGCCAGCATCGATCAAGTAGAATTTACCGCTCGTGCTGCTACAATTTTAATGGAGGAGAACATTAATTTCGACTTAGATCTATTAGATATGTATGTCAAGGGCGTTTATCCAGATCTAAGAAAGTGCATCAATCTTCTACAACAGCACAGCGTTGATGGGAAATTAGTTCCCCCGGGCAATGACGATGCAGGTGTGTCTGATTACAAATTCGAAATGGTCAACTTGTTTAAGGCGGGTAAAATACAAGCAGCACGTAAATTGCTATGCGGCAATGCAAGACCTGAAGAAATGGAGGGCATCTACCGGTGGATGTACGATAACTTAGATCTTTTTGGCAAAGATGACGAAACCAGAGATCAAGCGTTGTTGATTATTAAACAAGGACTCGTGGATCACACACTAATTGCTGATCCGGAGATTAACCTCGCGGCTGTTCTTGTAAAGCTAGCTCGTTTACAGTAGTTGACAGTACTCGTCTATTTTGCTATTATACAACAAATAGCAAAGGAGTAACGACATGGAAATTTGTAGTCTCTGTGGTGTCCAAGCAGTTAATCTCTGGGGAACTTGTTGGAACTGTGAACGAAATAAAAATATAGCAAAGCAGGCTAGAATTCAAGAAAAGCAGTTCAAAAATCAACAAAGGAACGCACGTAACAATTCGTACTACGAAGAGGACGAGTATTACGAAGAAACACATTCTTCGGGAGAAATGCCCGAATGGCTTCTTGCTACTATAGCTTTCCTAATCGTAGGAGCCGTAATAATCCATTTCTGGTTTATTATTTTACCAGTTATGTTAATTTTTGCAATTATCGGTGCATTTAGCGACGACGATACCAAAAATAACAATGAAGAATAAAAAACCGCGTAACTCGATTTGCAGGTCGGTGGTTACGCGGTTTTTCTTTGGTTAAATTTCTTTTTCTATTTTAGTCGTCTAACTCCTTATAGATTGATAAAATTTCCTTAACCGCCGGGTGACGTTCGATATCTTTTGCTTGGAATTGCACGATATCGATCATCTTGTGACCTGAGTGAGTGCGTAAACGACTCACAAAGTCTAATAACCCGTTTGTTTCGGGTCTATCTGCCTGTTGTAGATCTCCTGTTACAATCATTCTCGAGTTTTCACCGATACGTGTTAGTAACATTTTCATCTGACTTGGTGTTGCATTTTGCATTTCGTCAGCTACAATGTAAGCGTTCTTGAATGTGCGTCCACGCATATAAGCAAGAGGACTAATTTCAAGAAGACCATTTTCTAACATGGAAGTAATTTCTCGTGGATGATAGTATTCTTTGAAAACATCAAAAATTGGACGAGTCCATGGTTCCATTTTCTGTTCCAGTGTGCCTGGTAGAAATCCATGTTCTTCATCGACAGATACAGCCGGCCGTGTAATGACTATTTTGTCAACCACCCCCTCTTTGAATTGCTTGATGGCATGCTGTACTCCAAGCATAGTCTTACCGGTACCTGCTGGCCCGATGGCAAAGACTATGTATTTTCGTGAGTTACGAAGAGCCTCAATATATGTTTCCTGGCTTAGATTGCGAGGAACAATATTAACGTCTTTCTTCTTTTTAACATAATGATTGAATTCGATAAGGTTTGGTGTCTCATCGCGCTGCGAATAAGCATTGTTGGCACCAGTGTTGCGTTCACGCCTTCTTGGTTTAGACAAATCGCATCTCCTAAAGTAGATGACCTGCACACTTAATTATCTATATTTTTTAAAATCCTAATCAAATGCCGAAATTCGGAATCGCATAAATACCTTGCCAAGAGAGAACCCATATGCTTGATATTATTGATTTGATTAAAAACATTGAAAACCTAACTACCGATAACGAATCGTTTAAAATTCTCAAGGATTTTGAACGAGTGCTAGACGATATCGATGTATATGTTTTTAAAAATTGGGAAGATGGTGAATTAGTTGAAGGACCAAATGTACATCGACATACAGTCGAATGTAAATTTATGTGGCCTTACGAAAATATGCCAGATCCGATTGGAGGAGCAAGACTTCTCGATTATGGATGCAAAGTTTCCTATAAAGAAAGCGATTTATTAGTTCCTCGTAAAATCTACAAACCCGGAGATTATCGACCTGGCACGAAAAAGGGTAAGATTGATGCTCAACCTATCTGGATTGTATCGATCACTATGCCTAAAAAATTAATGCAAGATATATTCCAAGGACAAAAACGCCAACAAAGCGAATACGTCAAAGATCATATTGATATTGATCCAAGCCAAACAATGACGCCAGATATGGCCGCACAGGAAGCAATGCCTAATGAACCAGTACCACAAACACCAACTCAAGGGATGTAACCTTGTCGAAGGTCTTCGTAAAGATGACCTAAAGGACATGATCGACCATCTGTTTACCATTGATCAATATCAAAGTAAAATGGGTGAAGATAAGGATACACTTGTATTAAGATTTCGTGCGGCCAGCAAAGAACCTGCCATCGATCTAATGGAATTCATCGAAAAAGGTTATTCATTTGTCCTCGATGCTGATACTAGCTCAGGTGAAGAAAAGGACGGCAGTTATAGCGTATTCGTCGAACTCGAAAGAACCGAACACGCTGCTGAAGAAATTAAGGATCTGCTAAATGGTATCGGGCAACTATGCGGGTGTGCTTCGTGGAAATTCCGCTGGTATAGAGATATCGAAGGCCACGAATTCGATGTTAACACTGCCCAGCAAGTAATTCCATTAACTCCCGAAGCATATAAAATCAGAGTTAATTCTTCCGAGGAAGAAGAAATTTCTGAATTTTTTGACCAAGGAGCGATCGACGATATCACTGTAGAAGATAGCATTGTTACATTTAGGAAACCTTTTGCAGAATCGTTGTCTGCTAGAGTAATCGCGATAGGGGATTACAATGTGCTTAAAAATGCGCTGCAAGGCGGCCTACAGCTTGACGAATCTAGTCGCAGTCAAGTAACCTATCTAAACAAGTATCTAGGCAATTACGACATTAATAAAATAGAAAATCATTTCTTGATCAGAAATGGTAGTCGTGCTATAATACTTTCTAAGGAACGCTGGTAAACTACGCACATTAAAATAAATAAACAACCGCGGCGATTTATATCCATGCGGATATCACCATTTAATCAATAGGGAAGGTATGAAATGGGTAAAGTACTTGAACACAAGCATCTTATCGTCAGAGCAGAGTTAAATAATCCACCACAATGCGCCGAAGCAATTCAAGACTGGATGAAAGAGCTAGTCGAAAAAATCGGCATGAAAATTCTAATGGGCCCCTACGCTGTATATTCTGACATGGTCGGTAATCGCGGACTGACCGCCGTGACAATTATTGAGACTAGCCATATTGCTATGCATGTATGGGACGAATGTGAGCCTGCTATGATGCAGTTAGATGTGTATACGTGTAGTACGTTAAACACCCATGACGTATTTGCTGCAATTCAACCATTCGAACCTACCAAGGTTGAATTCAAATATATCGATCGCGAAAACGAATTAGTTCTCCTAGATAAAGGAACTATCTGAATTCAATGGATAAGTAAAAACATATAAGGAACAAAACTATGTGGTTAATTCACTTACTGCCGTTAGCATTTATATCAGTTATTATACACGGAATAGTAGCTGTCGGCTTAATTTTGTTCCTTATTAGTTTTTTTGCAAAATTCCTGCCTGGATTCGGAATGTATGCACTACCTGTTAGAATTGCTAGTTGTGCAGTTATTCTTGCAGGAGTATATTTTGAAGGTGTAGTCAATACTCATCTTTGGTATCAAGAACAGGTTAAGGAGTTGCAGGCTGCTGTTGCAAAATCCGAAGAGCAAAGTAAGACACTCAATACCGAACTTTCGACTGCAATCCAAAAAGATACTGTAACTATCAAAGATCATACAAACACAGTCCATACCGAAGTCGTAGAGAAATTAGTTCCAATTGACAAGGATTGCACGTTAGATCCAATGGTTGTTACCGTATTAAATCATGGAGCAACTTCGCCAATAAATGCTGCTTCACAAGGAGCTCAGTAATGAAGAAGTTTCTATCAATACTGTCATTAATGGCGTTATCAGGTTGTGCAACAGTCATTCCCGTTAAGCGACATTTTCCCGATTCTATTCCAGAATTAATGCAACCTTGTCCAGATCTAAAACAACAGCCCGATACTACCAAACTAAGCGATGTAATTGGCAATGTTGTAGACAATTACGGGCTATATCATGAATGCCAGAATAAAAATGCCAAATGGATTGAATGGTATACCAAGCAAAAAGCTATTTTTAATAGCGTAAAATAATTCATACATTGACTTCTACCGTAGAACATAGTATAATTAGTTTATTATACTGGATCCTAATCAATGAATGACTATTATCAAATTCTAGGCGTAGACCGAGCCGCATCAGAGCAAGAGATTAAATCTGCTTATCGTAAACTTGCGATGCAACATCACCCCGATAAAGGCGGTGACATTAACAAATTCCAAGAAATTAGTGCAGCATACGAAACATTAAGTGATGCTCAAAAACGTGCAGCATACGATAATCCCGCACCTCAATATAATCAGCAACATGGCGGATTTGATTTTAGCTTCGATGGACAGGGATTTGAAAGCATATTCGGTCATGGAAGCCCATTTGGAGAAATATTCGGTTTTAGACAGCGTCAGGCTGTAAATCAATCCATGCGGCTGTCAACATCGATTACTTTAGAAGATACGTTTTACGGAAAAGAATTGCTTGCAGAGGTTACATTACCTAGTGGACGTAATCAAACCGTAAATATCAAAATTCCAAAAGGTATACATGACGGTACCACATTAAAATTAAGCGGAATGGGTGATGACTCTATCCAAGGATTACCCCGTGGAGATATTTTATTAACTATTCATGTGCAAGATCATCCCAGATTTACAAGAGTCGGTGACGATCTAGTTCAAAATCTAGAAATAAGTTGTATAGATGCAATGCTAGGCACAAATATCACCGTCACCGACTTAGATAATATACAATTAGATACTGCAATCCCTGCAGGAATTCAGCACGATGCAATGTTAGGACTTGCAAATCGAGGAATGCCGAACTTTCATACAGGAGAACGTGGTAGATTGTTGTTAAAAATTAAGATCAAAATTCCTGATCTTTCAGATACGCAAAAAGAGAATTTGAGAAAATTAAATATATGATGATAGTAAAATTTCCCAATCCAATTCTATCAGAGCAAATGCCTGCTTTTGATTTTGAAAATCCGATCTACGACCCGGAAAAATTAGAATACGATATGTTAGATACCATGTACTTGAATGGTGGCATCGGACTAGCCGCAAATCAGGTAGGAATCAAAGCTAGAGTATTTGTTATGGGCAGCAGAGAAGACCCAGACAACGGTATGGCATTCTTTAATCCGGAGGTTATTGCAAACACAGATAATCTCGAAGATTTAGAAGAAGGGTGCTTGAGTTTCCCCGGAATCTATGTTAAAATAAAGCGACCGACAGCAATTAAGGCACGTTGGCAGAACTCAAAAGGCGAATTAATGGAGGGGACCTTTGAAGGATATGAATGCAAATGCTTTTTACATGAATTAGATCATCTAGAAGGTATTACTTTTAAAAATAGAGTGAGCCCGTTAAAATGGGCTATGAGTGTAAAGAAATCTAAAAGGAAATAATATGTTAGAACCGAATAAGAATTTGGCATCAATTTTTGAACGAGCAATCAAACTTGCTATTAAGAATAAACACGAATATGTTACTCTAGAACATTTCTTATTCAGTATTATTTCTGATAAAGATTTTGAAAAAGTTCTAGTAGATTTTGGCACTAACGTTCCCGAACTTAAGAACAATCTCGATAATTTCATTAAAACCCAGCTCAAGGACATCGAGGTAGCCGAACTTACTGAAAAGCCGCGAAAGACCAATAGTATTGAACGAATGCTAAATCGTGCATTTACTCAAGTATTGTTTAGCGGCCGCACTATTATCGAACCCACTGACTGTTTTGTTGCTCTATTTTCTGAGAAGAAAAGTCATGCACTGCATTTTATGCGCCTTGCAGGCATTGATAAGGACAAGTTTGTTGACTTCATTAATAATGAAACCGAGCAAACTTCCGAAGCTGCCGAGGAAATCAGCAATGCTCAACTAGAAAAGATTATTGTACAATTCTGTACCAATTTAAACAACAAAGTTAAGCAGAAAAAGATCGACCCAGTAATCGGTCGTGAAAAAGAGATAGACGATATTCTTCTTGTTCTTGCGCGCCGCCAAAAGAGCAATGTCATGATGATCGGTGAACCAGGCGTAGGTAAGACTGCGATTGCAGAAGGTCTTGCCCGTAAGATCGTCGAAGGTGATGTTCCTGATTATATCAAGGACCACACTGTTTACAATCTCGATATTAGCGGAATGCTTGCAGGTTCTAAGTATCGCGGCGATTTCGAAGAACGCCTTAAGATGGTAATTACTGCACTAGAAAAGCGTAAGAACTGCATTTTATTCATTGACGAAGCACACATGATGAGTGGTGCTGGCGCAGTGAGCAGCAGCAGTTCAAACGATATGAGCAACATGCTAAAGCCTGCGTTAACCAAAGGTACCTTAAAGGTCATTGCAAGCACTACTTGGGAAGAATTCCGTAAGCATTTCGAAAAGGATCGTGCTTTAATGAGACGATTCCAGCGGGTAGTAGTCAATGAACCCAGCGAAGAGATGGCAATCGAAATCATCAAGGGCTTGCGTAAGTATTACGAAAAGCATCACGGTGTTAAGATTACGAATCAAGCAATCACCGATGCTGTCAAGTACAGTACAAAGTATATTACTGACAAACACTTGCCCGATAAGGCCATCGACCTAATCGACTGTGCGTGTGCTCGATTCAAGGTACGCAATGAAGAAGGCGGCGTTGTCGATCACGAAGAAATCATGTTCGAAGTTGCAAAGGCTGCAAATCTTCCTGTCGAGCAGGTTGCTGCCAAGGAAAATCAAAACCTTCGAGATCTCGAAAAGAACATGAACGGCAAGGTGTTCGGTCAAGATACCGCTATTGAGATTTTGCTAGACAAGATCTTCATTGCGCAGGCAGGTTTGAAATCCATTAACAAGCCAATCGGTAATTTCCTTTTTGTTGGTCCTACAGGTTGTGGTAAGACTGAAACTGCTAAGGTACTTGCAGAATCTCTAGGTGTGCAGCTTGTGCGCTTTGATATGAGTGAGTTCCAAGAGCAGCATAGTGTTGCTAAGTTTCTCGGGTCACCTCCGGGTTATGTTGGCTTTGACGAAAATGCAGGTCAGCTCATCACTAAGTTGCAGGAACATCCGAACTGCGTGTTGCTCTTGGACGAAATTGAAAAGGCACATCCTAGTGTAAGTAACGTGTTGCTAGGTTTGATGGACAACGGTTTTGTTACAGGATCTAATGGTAAAAAGGCAGATGCTCGCAATGCCATTGTTATCCTTACTTCCAATCTTGGTGCCAGCGATGCTGAAAAGAATGGCGTAGGATTCGGTAGTCAAGAACGCGACGGCGAAATTAATGCAGCAGTCAATGCGTTCTTTAAGCCAGAATTCCGCAATCGTTTAGATGGTATCATCCAATTCGGTAAGCTAGAACACACTGTAATGATCCGCATTGTTAAGAAGTTTATCGACGAACTTAATGCGCAAATCAAGGAAAAAAATATCTTTGTTAAGCCCACACCAGATGCAGTTGAATTGCTGATCAAGAAGGGATTTAATAAGAAGATGGGTGCTCGTCCGTTACATCGTACCATTGATGATCAGATCAAGAAGCCACTTAGCAAGGAGATCTTGTTCGGAAGACTGGTTAATGGCGGCATTGTAGAGATCGATACCAATGAGGACCAGTTTGTGTTTAATTTTATCAATGTATTAGATACTACATCAGATAAAATCGTAGAAACAGTAGACGATGAAAATTCATAAGACTAGTAAACTATTCTACGGAAAATATCCGTTTCGAATCGAAGTCCGGATTAATGGCGGCGACGTGCTTGCGCGAAACCGCCATAATCTAGATAAAGCACTGAAAAATATTACTAACACATGGCGTTATAAAGATTTTAGTCAGAATTCAATCAATGAACTGAGAAGATATTCGAACAAATATTCCGAACTTGATCAAACAAAGTTCAAACAACGTGTTGAAGGACAATATACAAAGTTCTATACGGAAAACCGTACAGATCACGAAGTTATATGCCGCACAATGCAAGATTGGGTAACTGACTGCTACGAACCCGAGAATGACGACGATTTAGATAAACTTTTTACCAAAAAAAATGTTGTCTTAAGACAACGATATCCGCATAGTGGACTTCAATTTCGAATAATTTTAAAGAATCGAATACCGCAATCTCGTAAAACATCTTTCCTTAATTGGTTAGAAAATTATGCCGACGATATTCACATGACAGAACTTACTCGCCGCTATTTAAGAGAAAGTAGTAGATATAGCGAAGGATATTCCATCTACGTTAGAAATGAAAAATTGCTGATGATGATAGGATTATTTCTTGGTTCTGATATTAAAAAAATTGAAGAATTTGTTCTTCGTGGTACACAAATAAATAGTGTACCCGAGGATGAATTATGCCCAACTTAACAAGTACATTTGAATTTTATAATCCGTGGATAACTAGAAATTCACATACCACGCAACCTAGCATTACTATGCCTCAGATGGTTAATGGGCAAATGCCCATTAACCCATTAAGTTTAAACAGCAAAGAACTTCCTGCCGCCGGCTATTATGGCCTAGGTGTTAGAACACATTCAGTTACTTACGCTATTTCAGGAGCGTTTAAAGGAACTTGCAATATTCAAGGATCGATTTCACCTCATCCTTGCAATGATTCTGACTGGTTTGACATTCCCGATGCATTAAAAACTTATGTAGGATTAGAAACCACCGGTGGGGCCGGAATCAGTGGTGGATTTAGTGGTGCAGTTAGTCGCCCTACTCATACAGATATCGTAGAATTTACCGGACTTTATTCTTATCTTCGAGCTGTAATTACAATACAACAAGGTACTGTGCAGTCTATTAGGTTAAACTTTTAACAATATAAATACACAATACTATTTTGAGGTTCTAAACTGACATGAAGCTACTTGAATTTTTCGGAAACATTGAACACAATGTTAATCAAGACAAGGATCAAGATCCTACCGGCCTTGGCAAGGAAGAAGAAAAAGAACTAAAAGACAATGTTTTTTGGTACATCCTTGATCACGATGATTTTCATAAAAAATATTTCATGCCAATTGCTAAAAAAATCAAAAAAGCTCATGCTAAAAGCAAAACCGAAGACATGCACGATTGGAAAACATGGTTGCCAATGGTTAACGCAGGATGTGCAGAATTCTTTAAAAAGCAGCCAACAATGGGCGACCCACATGAGATATTTCACAAAAAATTTCGAATGGATATTTGTAAGAGATTGGCTGACCATTATCATAAAGATATCCTAAAAGGCGAATACGATCTAGGACGCTAATATGAAACTAAATGAATTTTTTCATATAAGCGAAAAGCAATCTGATTGGGAGATTCATAACCTCCACAAACTAGATCATATCCTTGTGAAATTAGCAGATATGGTAATACGCGGACAGAAGAAAGAACCTGCATATTTCGGTATGGTTGCTGCTGCTGTGTTAGATCCTGATCAAAATATTGTTGCTCGATTGAATATTCCTGCAGAGGACGGCACACGTATACATGCAGAACGTGCTGCAATGGTTGCTTATTATAAAAAATATGGTGAAATTCCTGAAGGTAGTATCATTTTAACTACATTAAGTCCTTGCTGCGAGCACATGGATGACCGCGCAGGAGAAAGTTGCACAGATTTAATCAATAAAAGTCCGGTGCATAAAGTATATTGCGGGTTTATTGATCCTTCACAACACGAACACAATGATCGACGATTTACTCTACAAGAAACTAATAATCCTAAAATTCGCGCTATATGTGAAAAACTAGCTGATGTATTTTTAGATGATGATGAAATGCACGAAGCAATCGATCGTGATGACGCAATTTCTAAAATCAAAAAATTACAAAATACATCAGGCAGAAATGAAAATGAACTAGCAAATATCGAGCGCATTATTAAGAAATTAATGAATGAGTTTGATATTAAGCCAGAAGATATAGGACAACATGCTCCAGTTGACCCACTTAAAGCTAAGTTAGCAAAAGCAGCGTACGACAAACAAATGGCGGCCGATGCACTACGAGGTGAGTGGAAAAATATCAAAGGTAGATTTGTAAATATGTTTGCCGAAGATACAGTAAACGAAGTATTCACTAGCAAACAACAAGTCATTGCTTATTTTGTTAGCAGAGGAAAAACAGCAGCACAAGGTGCAGCAGCTTGGGAACGAGGATGGAGAGGTCCTCAACCGAAAAAAACTACTCCTCGCGATATTAGCAATTATCGCCTCCCTTACAAAGATGAATCATTCGACATCGGTATGGGACAGGCTTCGCACGGCAAAGACGGAATCAATGAATCAATTAATGTTGCCGATTTCAAAGAAATTCTAAAAAAGTTCTTGCCCTTAGCTAAGAAAATTATTAAACTAAACAAAATGCCGACGATTATTTTAAGAAAAACTATTTCCGATAACCACCAACCTACTATGGGACGTTTTCGCAATGATACATATACCTTGGAATTGGCTATTGCAAATAGACAACCAGTTGACATTTTACGAACACTTGCACATGAGTTAACTCATGCAAAGCAAAACGAAGAGCATGTCAACATTGATCCTACTACGGGATCGAGAGACGAAAATGAAGCAAACGCAATGGCCGGAATAGTAATCCGTCATTTTAATAAAGAATATCCAGAGTATCTATCCTATCAACCTGTAGAAGAAGGTAAGACTAATGGGCGGAAACGTATTCGCTGATAAAACAAGCAGCATTAAGCGTGAACACATTACTCCAACACTAACCGCATATTTTGCAGAACTATCCAATTTATTTCCAGCTAAAGACTATCTGTTTAACACAGATCATTTTATTCCGTTAGGGTCTGTCGGTAAAAAGTCTGTGAGCGGTGACATCGATCTAGGTGTTGATATCCGCGACTTGTTTGATCTAAATGATGTTTACGGATCATTAGAAGAATGGGGACTGATTGCTGCTGAGTATGAAGACGAATTCATTCAACTCAAAAAGCGAGCCCGTACTAGCAGCGATGACCAGCTACGTGTTAAAGCGTTTCTTAAACTGCTAACTCAATGCATCAATGATCATGCTGAGCACATTTTCTGCGACGAAAAGAAAGTCACTGATGGCAATATCTTTACATTATTTCCGCAGGTCGATGAAAATAATTTCGGCCTAGGTACCGGTGTGCAGATTGACTGGATGGTAGGCAACATTGAATGGTTGAAGTTTTCATACTATTCTGCTGCATATCCTGAAGATTCAAATGTTAAAGGTCTGCATCGTACACAGCTAATGCTTAGTGCATTCCAAGTGGCTGGACTTTCGTTTAATCATGTAGCAGGTGTGAAGGATAAATCTAGCGGTGAAATTATAGCAGTGTCGCCCGCAGGCGCGCTTGCTGTGTTAAGTGCTCGATTAGGGTTTACCGTTACGCAAGATGATGTAGAGGACTATTACAAACTCTACACATTGTTAGCTGAAAACATGGATCCTGATCAAAATCATCGTCTACTTTGCACATATTTTAAAATCCTGGACTCAACTAGGGTTGACATTCCAGACAATTTAACGTATCATTGGCTGAACTACAAAGATGAACTAGGGTTAACAGGCAAATTCCTGCCTGAGACTTCTAAGCTGAAGGAATATGTATGAGCGGTGTAACTGGTGCAGAACGTGTTCGTAGCCGTGCAGACTTTGCACAGTTTGTTGACGAGTATCGCGAGGTAATTTCTAATTTCCCCGGATATGTCAGCATGACCACGTCTGGCAGTTACAACTCCGATCTCGCTAAGACTACGTTCGGTGACATTGATCTTATCATCCAAATTGGCAATTGTGCTGATAAGCGGTTAGTCAAAGAGTTGATGGTTAGATATTTTGAAACAATGCCTAATGATGTAATTATGCCATTTACTTCAGAAAAGCATTCGGGCAAGCGTACTAGCAACACCGGCGAACTTGTTTCGGTTAGGTTTTACAGCAAGACTCTAGGGTATTCTGTGCAGATCGACAATATTGTTGCACTGAGCGCAGAAGAAGCGGAGTTTAAGCGTGAGTTCCTAGATATGCCTGCTGAAAAGCAAGGTCTTGTACTAGGACTGGTTAAAGTTGCTGCAATTGAAACTCATCCAGCTGAATTTTTTGTTAAATTTCTAGGAATGACCGGCTTCAGGAATCTAGGTCCTGATACTGAATACGAATTTTCGTTAAGCAGTTCCAAGGTAGAGTTACGAATGGTTCATTATAAACCGGGCACAACTGAACATTTGCAACACGATATCTACTGGACCAGTCAAGATTGGAATGATGTAAAGAAGATTCTGTGGCAGTATGATCTTGACCAGAGCTTCGATCAGCTGCTATTATCTGCAAGAGATACTATTGTAAATCCCCGCAGTGCCAAACGCATTATGGGATTGTTCAAGAGTATGGTTACAGTTAAGTCAGGTGAAGTTGGTACACCTAAAGGTGTCAACAAAGAAAAAGCATTGTCAAAGGTCATTCTATGTCTAGCGTAGTAGTTGCATTTGGTCGTTTTCAGCCACCTACTATCGGGCATGGCATGATGTTTCAGCTAATCAAAAATTATGCTGCTTCTGAAAACGCAGATCATGTGATTTTTGTCAGCAAAACTCGTGACAAGAAAAAGAATCCTCTCGATATTGATTACAAAATGACACTGTTACAAACGATGTTCCCTAACATCAACTTTGTTGCGTGTGATGATGTAGTTCGTACTCCCGTAGAAGCTGTTAAGTCACTGGACGGAAAATATAAGAATCTTGTATTCATGGCTGGCGGAGATCGTATTAACACGTTAGGTCCTGTTATTGAAAAACAGAACGGAATCGACTACAGCTTTGCATCAATCGAATTACTGTCAGTAGGTGATCGAGATCCAGATTCAGATGGTATAGACGGAGTAAGTGGTACTTGTCTGCGAGAAGCTGCAAAAATTCGTGATTTTAAGGCGTTTCGTCGGGGGATTCCTTCGACCTTAACTGACAAAGACACAGAAACCCTAATGGAAATGATAAGTACTAGTATACCTTGTTAAGGAAATACTTGTATGAGAGCTTCGGAATTACCGATTCGAAAAAAATCGAATAAAACAAAAGAATCAGTCGACGGCGGATCGCCGGAAGCAGCAAAACGCGGCGTAGGAAATGCCAGTTATGTTTCACAAAATCCCAAAGAGTTCGGCGAAGCAATGCTTCCAAAGAGCATGTTTGCAGGTTCAAAAAAGAATAAACTAGGTCCTGCAGGTCAGCTTAAAGGTAATATGAAACGGCCTGCTCGCGCAGGCGATCTTGTAGGCTGCGAAGAAGCTATCGAACACAATCCGGAAAATCCTGAAGATCCGATGATCGTCGGACATCAGGGTGTAAATCCTGCTCGATTATCATATAGAATAAAACAAGCAAAATGGATGCTGGCAGAATTAGCAAAAAAAGCACAAACTGCCGGTCCTAATGAATGGAAAATTATTTCTCATCATATGAAAGAGCTCGAAATGAATATCGAGCAAATTCGACATGCATACGAAGAAATGGGCAAGAAATATTTCGGTGAATCCGAATTACATGAAGACTGGCAAAAAGTTAATAAACATGACAAAACCGCTGGGATGAGCAAGAAAGCGGTCAAAGCATATCGTAGAGAAAATCCAGGTTCTAAATTAAAGACCGCTGTTACAAAAAAGCCAAGTGAATTAAAGAAAGGCTCAAAGGATGCAAAACGCCGCAAGTCTTTCTGTGCTCGTATGTCAGGTATGAAAAAATCTCGCGCAAGTGCAAAGACCAAGAGAGATCCTAATAGTCCAATTAACAAGGCGCTTCGTCGTTGGAATTGTGAAAGCATTGAAGAAATGCGCGATATGATTGTCTATGCAACAACGGAAATTATAGCTCTAAAAGAAGAAAAACAACGACTAGATCCTAAGTGCTGGAAAGGTTATAAAAAATCTGGTACTAAAATGAAGGGCAACACTCGGGTTAACAATTGCGTTAAAGTCAGCGAAACTTGGGAACACAAAATGGCCGAATTAATTAAGATCTTGGAATCAAAATGAAGCAATATCGTATAACTTCTGCAGACCTAAGTCAAGATAGCGAAGACGATGCGTATCTCGCACCAGATGATCCGATCCATGAACTAAAGGCTGTGCAATACATGGGCAGCCTCGGTGCCGAAGCTAGACTGGCTGAATATCGTGCAGCACAAGCGAAACATAATCAAGAAATAAATAAGGGAAGCAATCCAAGTCTAACCGGCACTGAAAAGCGTCAGCTAGAACGAGAGCATAATATAAAGCCAGGAACTCCTGAATGGTTTCAGCTTTGGTTTGGTCGACCAAACATGACCGGTGAGAAGCCAGTAGGAAAATAATACTATGAGATTTCGAGAAATTATGCAAGAATCAGATCGCCGGCCGCTAGATCGTCGTGAACTTGCACAACTCATGCATATTGCAGAACGTGTTATTGCAACTGTTTCTAAAAAAAGCACCTTAAATGAAACTGACCATCCGGGCAATCCAAAAATGTTGTCTAAAGATCAACTTGCAACATTAAAAGGAATGATGTCACTTCCAGATCTTAGCATGAACAAGAGTAACGGTAATTTTTATCAACAGATGAGATTCTTTTTGGCAATGGCCGGAGCGCCCGATTATCCTACTCCACCGTCGGGTGCAATGGCAGGTGATCCGTCGATTATGCCATATTCTTCGGCTGATATGGAAATAATTAAATCAGCAATCGACATGGTCGGAGGTGGAAGAATGATAGCAATGACCGACCATCGAAGTCGAGAACGAGAAGACACTAATATCGTGAGTCCAGTAGCTAATTGGATGCACTCAGATAAACCTAAGAAAGTAGAGCCAAAGGTATTAAAATGAAGGAAGTACGACCAGAAGTGTATATTGATCTCGATGGTGTGCTAGCAGATTTCTTTTCAGAATATGCTAAACTTGCTGGAATACAGTCGGGTAACTATCGAGATATTCCGCCCGCAAAGACTGATCCGACATTAAACAAAATGATCGGAACAGATTTCTTTGCACGACTTCCAAAATTTCCTAGTGCAGATCAGCTTATTAAAATTACTGTAAAATTATTTGGTCGATATCATATCTGTTCCAGTCCTCTTCGTGGTGATCACGAAAATACTGAGATCCAGAAAAAAGAATGGATCAAAAAGCATCTAAGTCCGCCGCCCGCTACTATTATCATCACACCTAACAAGGCAAAATACGCCGTACAAGCAGACGGCACTCCTAATATTTTAATCGACGACCGTGGTAGCAACATTAGTGCATGGGAAGCCAAGGGTGGCATCGGTATCAAATATCAAGCCGATGAAGACGGATTGGAAAAAGTAATCGAAGGGTTCGCAAGGGCACGTAAAATTCTGCGCGGGGAACTTGAACACGAACCACAGACACTAACAACTAAGAACCGCAGTACTGGACAAATTGTTACTAAAAGTGGTCACAACGATGCAGACGAAGACGATGTTGCAGAAGCCGACGATATTAACCCACGTTTTCAGCAAAATCCTATTATGTCTAACGAGTCTGCTAGCGCAGGTGCTACTTCTGCAGGCGCTGTAGCTAGTTCTCCTGCAAGCGGGGGCGGTTGGTTGTTTGGAGGTACTGTAGGTGCTCCAAAAACTAAAAAGAAAAAAGCCAAGGTGTTAAAAAGATGATCGACGAAAACCGAAAAGGTATGCGAGCAGTAAAGCGAAAAATCAAACCGACTAGCGGACATCCCGGAACAAAAAAATTAGGTCCAGCTACTCCGATGACTCGCAAAATTCATGTTGCAAAAAACGGTGTCTTTAAAGTGAAGAAACACAAATATTTCGAGGATCTCGAAGAACAATTAACTAACACGTTAAATGAATATCAAGATAGAATGGCAGGAGTCGGCATGGGCGATTATGGACAACGAGAAAATACAAACGGCGGCGGTGAATACAACGACGAAGTAGGAATGATCAAAAGTGATCTGCATACCATTGTTCGATCATCTGTTGACCTAGGAAAAGCATTGCAACCTGGAGAAAATCTCCCCGAATGGGCGCAGGAAAAGATTGCACAAGCCAAAGGAATGATTGTAGCAGTTTCAGATTACATGCTGAGTCAACACGATCAAGGAGAGGTTTTTCAAACCAACGAATCCAATGGCGAACATGTATCAGTTTTATATATCGACGGACGTCCGTCAACAAAATATACTAATCCAAAAGATGCTGAAAAAGATCTTAACACACTAAAATCAAAATATCCTAAAAAATCTTTCGAACTTAAACGAGAAATCAGAGAAGATGATGACCTAGAAGAGGGGTGGGGCAAGGCTGCACTAATTGGCACTGCTGCATTCATTGCAGCAATTGCAGGTATTAATCATATGCAAGCACAAAAACTCATGCACAGTGATCCGCAACTTGCTAAACTAGCTCAATTCCGAGATCGTGCGGTAAAAATGGGTGACGAAGATAAAGTACATGAATTAGATGATCGAATTAAAGTTACATTAGATCATCTCCAAGTAACTGGAGATGAAATCCGCGGTGACGACGGTAGACCCGTTGATCCAGTATACGAAGAACGAAAAATGGATGATCGGCTTAGAGCTGCTCAACAAAATCTTATATCACTTCGACGAGGTGAAAATCGTAAAAAAACCGTAGATGTAAAAAGCTCTGAAAGATCTCCTCAACCTAAGAAGTCAAAAGACGATCCAACCGTAGGTTCGATCAAGAAGGCTCCGGCTGTTATTGCAAGCGGCGGCGGAACTCCTAACCCCGAAATAGAAAAAATGTTAGCAGATTTTCTTGCCAAAGGGGGAGAAATTAAAAAAGGAAGACCGGGAAAAGCACCCCCGGTCGGACGAAATCAAGCAAGCCTCCACATCGGTGGTGCTGGAAATTATAAACGCAAAGGTGATAAGCCTGGATTAGGTGCAAAATATCTCGGCGACAAAGATGTAGCAGTCGAAGGATGGACACACGATAGTCTTGCAAAGAAATTATTTGAACAAGAAATTACATATGAAGATCAATTAAATGGTATGCTACGCAGGAAGTTAAGCAAATGAGCGATCTTAGCAAAGCAGCAAAAATTGCATTTTCTTCTGAATTTGCTTTCTATTTGAAAGCACACAACTTTCATTGGAACATAGAAGGCCCAGATTTTCTAGAATACCACGAACTTTTTGGCAAAATCTACGAAGAAGTATACAGCTCAATCGATGATTTTGCAGAAAAAATTCGTGCAATTGGATCATATGTTCCAGCTAGCTTTGCTCGATTTAGTATGCTAACACAAATCGAAGACGAAACAGACGTTCTTGATCAAATGTCAATGATAAACGAACTGTTAGGCGACAATGAAAAAATGGGCAAGGTTCTTAAAATGGTCTACGATCTTGCAGAACAACACGGCGAACACGGTTTCTCAAACTTCTTAGCCGAACGCATGGATGCACACCGTAAGCACGGATGGATGCTACGTGCGAGCCTTAAAAGATAATTGATTGACATTTTCAAATAATTCGTTTATATTACGTAAACAATAAGGAGAAAATATGAGTAAAGTTTTTGGCAACGCTGAATTAGCGAAGCTCAAGCAGTTGGTTAACGAAGGTGTTACCGTCCTTCAAGAAGTTGAAGATCTTACCCAAGGTCTTAACGACACAATTAAAGCAGTTGCAGAAGAATTAGAAGTAAAACCTGCAATTATTAAGAAAGCAATCAAAGTTGCACAAAAGGGTAACTGGGAAAACGTATTCAGCGATTTCGACGATCTCGAAACTATCGTTGCTGCTACCGGCCATGATACCCGCAGTAATCCCTAAAATTAGATAATTAAATTATATAGAGTATGGTGTGACGAGCCACAAATCGTCGCGAAGAAGGTTGCCGGCCATAAGCGGTATGGAAAATAAAATGATAAAAGAAGAAAGAGAATTTCTCTGCGACTCGTGTATCGATATCGATTATTGCACCACACGTTGCAAACTCCAAGAACAATTAAGTGAAGATGTAGAAGTCATTCGGGAGGAATCTGAATGAGTTACGTTGACGCACGATGGGACCGCGACAATGATGTCGTACAAGTTGTAGAGCGCGACCCAAAATTAGGTCGCATCTACCAAGAATACCCAGCAAGATATGTGTTCTATTATCCAGATCAGAGAGGCAAATACAAAAGCATTTTTGGCGATCCGTTAAGCAAAGTTGTTGCTAAAAACTGGAAAGAATACACCAAAGAACAAAAGATTCATAGTGGTCATAAGTTGTTCGAAAGTGATATTAATCCGGTATTTCGTTGTTTAGAAGAAAACTATCTAGGCAGAGACGAATCTAAACTTAACGTTGCATTTTGGGATATCGAGGTGGACTTCGATCCCGAAAGAGGATATGCAAGCCCAGACGATGCATTCATGCCAATTACTGCAATTGCAGTTCATCTACAATGGTTAGATACATTAGTATGCTTAGCTGTTCCGCCTAAAACCTTAACTATGGAACAGGCTCAGGAATTAATCAAAGATATTCCTAACACAATTCTATACGAAACTGAAGCAGAAATGCTAGACACATTTCTAAATCTAATCGAAGATGCAGACGTGTTAAGTGGTTGGAACAGTGAAGGGTTCGATATGCCGTACACTGTGAATCGAATCATTAAAACGTTAAGCAAGGAAGATACTCGCAGATTGTGTTTGTGGAATCAATTTCCAAAACGTCGTGAATATGAAAAGTACGGAAAAGCTGCCGTCACTTATGATATTTCAGGGCGTGTACACCTTGATAGTCTCGAACTTTATCGTAAGTATACATACGAAGAACGCCATAGCTATCGATTAGATGCTATCGGTGAAATGGAAGTCGGTGAAACTAAAACAGTATACGAGGGCACACTTGATCAGCTTTACAACAATGACTTCCGAAAATTCATTGAATATAACCGGCAGGACACTGCACTACTCGATAAGTTAGATAAGAAATTAAAATTTATCGATCTTGCGAACTCGATTGCACACGAAAACACCGTTCTATTGCAAACAACAATGGGCGCTGTTGCTGTTACAGAACAGGCAATTATTAACGAAGCCCATAGACATGGTCTAATTGTTCCAAGTCGCACACGCAAAGATGATCGTGGCGATACACAGGCCGCAGGTGCATACGTTGCATATCCCAAGAAGGGATTGCATGAATGGATCGGGTCAATGGATATTAACTCACTATATCCGTCAGCAATTCGTGCGTTGAATATGGGTCCAGAAACAATTATCGGACAGCTACGACCAGATTATAATACTCCGGAAATTGAAGCAAAAATGGCTCGAGGAATGAGCTTTGCTGCTGCGTGGGAAGGCAAATTTGGCAGCAACGAATATGAACTGGTTATGGCCAAAGACAAAGCCCACGATATCATTGTCGATTGGGAAGACGGATCAACCGATGTGCTTAGTGGTGCTCAAATTTACGATGTGATTTTCGAATCTAACAAGCCGTGGATGATCAGTGCCAACGGAACTATCTTTACCTACGAAAAGGAAGGGATTATTCCAGGTCTTCTAAAGCGTTGGTATGCAGAACGTAAAGAAATGCAGGCCAAACTAAAGGATGCAATTAAAGCAGAAAACCCAATTGAAGAAGAATATTGGGATAAACGTCAGCTAGTTAAGAAGATTAACTTGAACAGTTTGTATGGTGCTATTCTTAACGCAGGTTGCAGATTCTTCGACAAACGTATCGGTCAAAGTACCACGCTCACTGGTCGTCGTATTGCTCGCCACATGGCAGGTAAGGTTAATGAATATATCACCGGAGATTACGATCATATTGGTAAAAGTGTAATTTACGGTGACACTGACTCTGTTTATTTCAGTGCATGGCCTATTTTGAAAACTGATATTCAAAAGGGATTAATTCCTTGGAACAAGGACACAGTTATTCAACTATACGATCAGATTTCAGACGAAGTAAACTCTACATTTCCACAATTCATGCTAGATGATTTTCATTGCCCTAAGTCGCGCGGCGAAGTTATTAAAGCAGGTCGTGAAATTGTTGCAGACCGTGGATTGTTTATTACAAAGAAGCGTTATGCAGTTCGTTATTACGATAAGGAAGGCAAGCGTCAAGACAAGGATGGCAAGGAAGGCAAAGTCAAAGCAATGGGCTTAGATCTCAAGCGTTCAGATACTCCGGAATTCATGCAAGACTTCTTAAGTGAAATCCTCGAAAGAGTACTAGACGGTGCTCCTGAGCAGGAAATCCTAGATCGCATCAGCGAATTCCGAACTGCATTTAAGGCCAGACCAGGCTGGGAAAAAGGATCGCCAAAGCGAGCAAATAACATTGCAGAATATCAGGCCAAAGAAAAGAAGTACGGTAAGGCAAATATGCCCGGACACGTTCGTGCTAGTATTAATTGGAACACCCTTAAAACCATGCATGGTGACAAATACAGTCAGCAGATTGTCGACGGTATGAAAGTTATTGTCTGCAAGGTAAAGGATAATCCGTTAGGATACACTTCGGTTGCATACCCAGTCGACGAACTTCGTTTGCCGCCATGGTTCCGAGAACTGCCATTTAATCATGCCGATATGGAAACAGCGATTATTAACAACAAACTAGATAATCTTATCGGCGTGCTAGATTGGGACTTAGAATCAACTACACAAAATAATACATTTGGTAGTTTATTTTCGTTTGATTGAAAATAATCATTGACCTTTAACCAAAACCTAAATATAATACACAACAAAGGATAAAAATAAAAATGCTTGATCTACTTAAAGACATTGTATCACATACACATAACTTAGGCTTCTTAAACATCGTAAAGATTACAGGCGATGAAGAATCTACAAAAATCGACAGCATGGCAGACGATCGGTCTGTTATCATGTATGGCGAAGTAAACAATGCAGTTCCGGAAATGCAGGGCGTATTCGGTATGCCGCAGCTTAACAAACTAAAGATTCACCTTGATTGCCCGGAATACAAGGATAAGGCAAAAATTGATATCGTAACTGCCGATCGCAATGGTGTTAATTTGCCCGTAGGTCTGCACTTTGAAAATGCTGCAGGTGACTTCAAGAACGATTATCGATTCATGAACACTGAAATCATTAACGAAAAGCTAAAGACTGTTAAGTTCCGCGGTGTTACATGGACTGTTGAAGTTGAGCCAAGTGTTGCTGCTATTCAGCGTTTTCAATTTCAGGCCGCAGCAAACAATGAACACACAACATTCTTAACCAAGACCGACGGTGGTAATCTAAAATTTATCTTCGGCGATCAAAGCACACACGGTGGTGAATTTGTGTTTGCAACAGGCGTTACTGGTAATTTGTCAAAAGCATGGACTTGGCCAGTTAGCCAAGTATTGAGCATTCTTAAGATTGCAGATGCTAACAATGCTAAATTGAGCATCAGTAATGAAGGTGCAATGCAGATCACATTAGATAGTGGGATTGCAACTTATCAGTATATTATTCCGGCGCAGGCATGATAAAGAATATTTCCGCAACAGGAAGGTACATACAGGTGCAAGGCGGAATGCCCTCAACTGTATATTTCAACAACTTTAGTGGTGCAATGGGTGTCGGTGACGTAAGATATAACACAAATTCTCAGTCACTTGAAGTTTACGACGGCACCACTTGGATGCAATTTCAGGGCGGGTATCCTATGATAAGTCTCACCCCTGAAGCAGAAACATTGTTAGATTGGGCTCGTGAGCAGCGTAATAAGCAATGGGAATTAGATGAACTAGCTAAAACCAAACCTGCCGTACAAGCCGCAATAGCAAACCTAAATAACGCCAAAGCACAGTTAGAAGCAACTGTGATATTAAGCAAAGAGATATTATGACACGACCACCAGTTAATTTAACTCCATTGCAGAAAGACTACGCTGTCTATTTGCCAGCTATCAGTAGTTTTTACAGCACATATATTGCCAAGCAACGATTAGAAGAGTTTGTGCCAACAGAAAGAATTCCAGCAGGATTCGATCGAGGTATCGAAGGTATGAACTTCTTAAATCCCGAAGAAGGATACTTTACCTATAAGTATGCACTTTATTCTGCAGGTCATGCCCAGCTAGATGTAGTTAAAGCACAAACACAAGAAAGCATGATTCAACAGCGCGACCGAAATAATACAATGATTTTAGGTGACTCGGGCGGTTATCAGATTGGTAAGGGCGTTCTTAAGTTTGATTGGTTAAATTTTGATGGTCCTGCTGCAAACAAAACCCGTCAGAGTATCTTAGAATGGCTCGAAGTCACTGCTGACTGGTCCATGATGTTAGACGTTCCGACATGGGCCTGCGATCATATTCACAGTGAAAAAACAGGACTAAAAACGTTCGAAGATTGCTTAGATAAAACACGGTTCAATAATGATTACTTTTTAAAGAATCGGTTAGGTCAGACTAAATGGCTGAATGTGTTGCAGGGCAGTGACTGGGATACTGCTGAAAAGTGGTATCAAGGCGTTAAGGAATTTAGTGATCCAGCTGGTCCATATGCAGGTAAAGAAGCAGAAGGCTGGGCATTCGGTGGTGCTAATATGTGCAAGATGGATATCACTCTTAAGCGCCTAATGACCCTTAGAGAAGACGGTTTGTTAACAAACAAAAACTGGATTCACTTCTTGGGCACCGCACAACTTGATTGGAGTTGCTATCTAACTCTAATTCAGCGACAGGTCAGAAAACATATTAATCCAGAACTTACAATTTCGTTTGACTGTGCTAGTCCGTTTATCGCAACAGCACACGGGCTAGTTTATACTAACGCAGTTCACACTCCGAAACGGTGGTCAGTTATTATGGATAAGGCACCAGATAATAAATCACTTGCTGAATCAGATATTCCATTTCCGTTTGAATCAGAATTCGGTCGTAGATTAACAATGGGCGATATCGCTTACTACAATCTCGGCGTTCCGAAAACACAAGAGGAACTAGGCAAAGGTGTCACATTTGATCACTTAAATCCTGATCATTATATTGAAGTTCCTAAGCTAAACAAACTAGGCAAAATTCCCAATAAAACTTCATGGGATAGTTTTAGCTATGCACTAATGATGGGTCACAATGTATATTGTCACATTGTTGCTGTGCAGAGAGCGCAACAGTTAATGGATATCGAACTCGTTAAGACCAAGGGCAAATTGCACTGGAAGCACTGGAAAAAGGTCAAAGCCGCAGATATGAGTGACGAATACAGTGATTGGGTTCCGCGCAATATTCTTTACTTTAACAGCTTTATCGAAGACTTGTTCAACACCAAGACCAAAGAAGAAGCATTCGAAATGATTGATAGTCGTCAAGGAAAAGCATTCTTAACTGATCTAGAAGGTGCTCGACTACAAGGTGGGCCTGCTCAAAATCACTTCGGTAATTTGTTCGATGTAGAAACAGTAACTAAGCAAATCGAAATCGATCTAGCAAATCCCGACGACGATGACCTTCGCGCTCTAGAAGAAAGCATCGACGAATGAAGAGAGATTACACCACAGGCATTTCAACTGATGTAACATTTTTTGTCGGTACAGAAATTGAAAAAACTCCTGCGTTTGGTATGAAAACTTTATTTGTTGTAAGAATTCAAGATACAGCAGAAATAATCAAGTATGCTAACGAACACAATTGTAGACACATATACTTCGGTGCTAATCAAAGTTTTAGCACCAAAGGTGTTGACGATTACGAAGGGTGGAAACCTTGGGAAGACATGATAAAAATCTGCTTAGATGCCGGTTTTTGGTGTACGTTAGATTTCGATGTTACAGAAGTAGAGGGTGTTGCTGAAAGCGGACTTTCAGAGCATCGTCGATTTATTCCGCAAATATCGGTAAAAATTCCTTACTTGCAATTACTCAATTATAATGCTACAATTAAGATAGATGATAAGGGATTCGAAGCAAGTAATGCAGGTATTTGGTGCTTACCTCTCAACGAACTCACAACACGCAAATATTTTAATAGCTGGGACGATTACAGCAAAGATGAGATTATTAAATGAACGATAAGTCAATGATTTGGGTTACCTTTAGAAAAGAAGGTATCCATATGTATCCGGGAGCAACAACAGATCCGAAACTTGCTACTCGTGATTGGGATGATGTTAGCTTTTTAGGAGTTCCTCATCGACATATTTTCCACTTTAAGGTGTGGATTGAGGTATTTCACGACGACCGTGATATCGAATTTATTCAGTTTAAGCGTTGGCTAGAACGTGCATACGAAGACGGCACGTTAGAGCTTAACCACAGATCCTGTGAGATGATTGCAAGGGACTTATGGTCAATCATCGAAGCAAGATATCCTAATAGAGAAATTAGGATCGAAGTAAGCGAGGACGGCGAGAACGGCTGTTACCTCATTTTTCCATCAACTACTAATAATTAAGGTAAAAATGATTTCTATGAAACCCGAAGTGACTAAGATTTTCGACGATCTCGATGCATGGCTCAACCACTGCCGCGAGGAATTGATCGAATACAATCCCGCAGATCTTTATAAGTCTAAGGCTTATAAGGAATGGAAGAGCAAGCAAGATTACTTGCAGCGCAAAGCCCGCCGGGATATCCGGGAAGCAAAAGAAGCAAGAGGTCATCAGCACAAACGATGACTGTCTTTCTAATCGATTTAGAAGCTGTAGAATCTAGGTATACAGGTCAATGGAAGACCCATGTACCTAGACTCCTAAAGAAACATGGACATTTAATTCATGTTATTGAAGGACCAAAAGATATTCCTCGGGCGACCACGCCCGGGGCATTTCTCAATTTCGGCGGTACAAATATCTATAAAGCTAGCCAAGTCGAACAGATGGCCAGGTTATTCACCGAAGGTAAAGTACGCGCAGGTGACCATTTTATATTCACCGATGCGTGGCATCCCGGAATTATTAATCTAAAATATATGAGCGAACTGCTACAGATTCCTGTTACTACACACGGTCTTTGGCATGCAGGTAGCTACGATCCGCAAGACTTTTTAGGTCGGCTGATCGGAGACGAACCTTGGGTACGGAATGCTGAATTTAGTTTTTTCTATTGTTTCGACCACAACTATTTTGCCACCGATTTTCACATTGATATGTTTTGCACAAACTTATTAGATGATGACAATGTCGAAAGCATCATGAGCTATCATCCAGGTAGAATTGTAAGAACAGGATGGCCTATGGAATACATGGAGGGAACTCTTACTCCGTATAAAGGTATGCCTAAGCGAGATCTAATCTTATTCCCACATCGTATTGCACCAGAAAAGCAGGTCGAAATATTTCGTGATTTGAAAGAACACTTGCCGCAGTACGAATTCATTGTATGTCAAGATCAAGAACTAACAAAGAATGAATATCATAATCTGTTAGGCGAAGCTAAAATGATTTTCAGTGCGAATTTGCAGGAAACCTTAGGTATTAGCTGTTACGAGGGTGCATTGCTAGATGCAATTCCAATGGTTCCGGATCGTTTGAGCTACAGCGAAATGTATATCGATACATTTAAGTACCCCAGTGAATGGACTGAAGATTGGGATTCATACGTGCAATGTCGTCCGTATCTAATGCGTGAAATTATGCAACATATGGATTTTTATGATTCACGAGTTCCATACATTCGCAAGCAGGCAATGGCGTTAACTGAGACATTCTTCAGTGCAGATATTTTATTAAAAAATATTAAGTAAGATTGACATTGCCTAAATAAAACACTATAATATAGTGTAATTAGGAAATAATAATGAAAACAAGTAAACAAATTCGTGAAACCTTAAAAGCTGCCGGCAAGCGTTTTTGGGCCGGTGATAACATTTCAGAATATCTCACCGAAGAAGATATTGCAAAGCTAATCGACGAAACTACTGAAGCATTCGAAGGTGTGTTAGATTCGTTGGTAATCGATCGTGAAAACGATCCAAATAGCAAAGGTACTGCCAAGCGTTTGGCAAAAATGTACTTTAATGAAATTATGGCAGGTAGATATGAATCAGCACCAGACGCAACAGCATTTCCAAATGACTCGCAGGACCGCTACGAAGGTATGCTTGTTGTTCGCAGCGAGCTTCGTAGCATGTGCAGCCATCATCACCAACCCGTTACTGGTGTTGCTTATATTGGTATTATTGCCGCACAAAAACTCATCGGACTTAGCAAATACACACGAATCGCACAATGGTGTGCAAGACGTGGTACTCTCCAGGAGGAACTTTGTAATGATATTGCTAGGGAAATCTCTCGCGCAACAGACTCCGAAAACGTAGCGGTCTACTTAGAAGCCGAGCATGGTTGCTGTACCAATCGAGGCATCATGGCACACAGCAGTTTAACACAAACCACCGTATTACGTGGTGCGTTCTCTACGGATGCAGGAACAAAGAAAGAGTTCTTTGACAATATTAGGCTACAGTCAAGAAATGGTAAGTAAATCGTTTCTTAAGTAAGTATGGCGTAGTATTAAAATATCGCGATGCGGCTCCTATAGTAGGAAAAGTTATTCCTTCGACTACTACAGGACAAACATTAGGATTATTGTTATTTAGGATCATACGCTCTCGTTGTTCGGGAGCTTTCATAGGGTTGTTATTAATCATACGCTGTCGGACTTGTTCAACGATTTCTGGAGTAGAGAATATGTTGTCTTTACCTCGTTTGTAGGAACCATTAACCTTTCTTGTATTAGACATTTTAATGTAGGATTCCGGAGTGCAATATGTTTGCGGAGTAGGAAGATGAGAAATATCGTAATGTCTGTTAAACAGTTTGTAGGCATACATCATTTTATGTTTATTTGCGCCAACTGTCATTTTTATTAATAAACGATGACATACTCTGTGTTCTTTGTAGGTAAGCACAACAAGGTTATCAGAAGAATCAGATCCGCCAAAACAACGAGGAACGATATGATGTGTTTGAAATCCGTCATATCGTTCCTTGAGATGGTTACGAGCAATAGCACTGTTGATTATTTTGTAATAAACTTTAGTGTATTTGTTATCTATAAACATTGACTTATCCTATATATTGTGCTAAACTTAAATATATTTATAAAAATGGGTGTTGTGACAAATGGGAAAAATAATCAAGAAACAAAGTAAACTACAGCAGGAGTTCGCGCCGCTATGAGTTGGTTTAAAAGAAAAGTAAAGAACTGGTTAGATAGCAGTGAAGAGTATCCGTTAGAAAAAGCATCTTATGCTTCAGTAAGTCGAGATACCATTAGCGCAAACGGTATGAACATTACAGTTCATAGGGCAGCAGGTGGATTTGTTATTGAATCAAGGCAGTACGATGTTACAAGAGATTCTAATAACAATCGACTTTTTATTGTCACTGATGAACAAGATTTAGGCCAAGAACTTGGTAAAATGATTACCATGGAATGCCTGCGGAGGTAATATGAAAAAGCTCACACTTACACACAATCACATTAGTGCATACACAGCTAAACTATGTCGAGATATTGCCAATAGTAACTGGCGCCCAGATTATGTTGTAGGACTAACACGCGGTGGTTTAATTCCTGCTGTAATGATCAGTCATTATTTCGATGTTCCGATGAATACTTTAAAAGTGTGCCTGCGTGACAACGAGGATACAGAAACTAACGCTTGGATGGCCGACGAAGCATTTGGTTATGTAAACGAAGACGAACGGCACTTGTATGGCAACTGTCGTTGGGATATCAAGAAGCGTAAAAATATCCTCATCGTCGACGACATTAACGATACCGGTGCAACCTTTGAATGGATTAAAAACGATTGGCAAGGATGCTGCTTACCACACGAGTCATCATGGGATACTGTTTGGCACAAAAATGTACGATTCGCAGTTCTTGTAGACAATCTATCGAGCAACTTCAAAACTGATCATAATGCAATCGAAATCAACAAAGCTGAAGACGATGTTTGGGTTGATTTTCCTTGGGAAGAGTGGTGGGCTAAATGAGGATTGAGCCAGAAATTTTATTAGACTTTGAAGATGTGTTAATTCGCCCAAAGCGATCAACCCTGACTAGTCGCAAAGATGTAGATCTTCGGCGTGAATATACATTCAAACATAGCAGTCGAGCGTGGAGAGGCGTTCCTATTATGGCTGCCAATATGGACGGAGTCGGCACCGTCAAAATGGCAGAATCATTGCAAAATTACGAGTTGTTTACCTGCTTAACCAAAGATACTGTTGAAATTCCTTTTGGATTAAATCCTCATAGATTTGCAGTTAGCACTGGCACTAGCGACAAGGACTTTGAACGCTTGCAACTTCTAATGCAAACATATCCGTATGTTCATTTTATCTGCATTGATGTTGCTAACGGTTATAGTGAATCATTCGGTGACTTTGTTGCACTGGTTCGCAGAACTTTTCCCGAACACACTATCATTGCGGGCAATGTTGTTACCGCAGATATGACACAGGAGTTAATTTTACGTGGAGCTGATATTATTAAAGTGGGCATTGGGCCTGGTAGTGTTTGCACAACTAGGATCCAAACTGGTGTCGGTTATCCCCAACTGTCCGCGATTATTGAGTGCGCTGATGCCGCTCATGGCTTGGGCGGGCATATTATTGCTGATGGTGGATGCACTTGTCCCGGAGATGTGGCTAAAGCATTTGGTGCAGGTGCTGACTTTGTAATGCTCGGCGGAATGCTTGCCGGTCACGACGAAGGCGGTGGCACAATAGTTACTCGTTGGAAGCAGTCCGGGCATACTGATGAAGGTAAACCTATTATAATCGGAGATCGTTGTGTACAATTCTACGGAATGAGCAGCGAAACTGCAATGAAAAAACACCACGGTGGAGTCGCCGAGTATAGAAGTTCAGAAGGTCGGACTGTAGAAGTACCTTATAAAGGGCCAATTACAAGCACCCTACAAGATATACTCGGCGGATTGCGCAGCACTTGCACATACGTCGGTGCAGAAAATTTAAAACAGTTAAGCAAATGCACTACTTTTGTGCGAGTTAATAATCAGTTTAACAGGGTGTTTTCAAAGTAAATCAAATGTTTGAATTAGTTAAAGCAAAAATAAAAGTTAAAATTCTTCCTAAAATTATCTATCTGCTATCTAGGTTGAGTTCATTAATTCTACATGTTGAAAGTGCAGCAATGATGAGTAATTCAAACGCAAGAGAATTCATCATTCGAAATAAATGGGCAAGCACTATGACAAAACTTACCGTAACAAATGGCGTTACTGGATATACTTCACCTACGCATTATTACTCCACAGGAATGAATTTTAGTTCGAGTTTTCAAAATACCGGAATTACGTTCAATTCGCAGGGAAATAAAGAAGTCGTAAGAATTACTCCAGAAGGAGATGTTAAGTGGAGCGGAACTCCTTCGCAGGCTGCAGAAGTTTTCAGACAATGCTTGCAGTTCCATGTAGAAGATCAAGCAAAATTTAAGGCGGCGGCTAGAAGTAGATATTACATGCTGGCCTGTAAGAATATTCTAAATAAAGCCGAAACAATGCAGCACGACGAACTGCTTGACTTTTTGAAAGATCAAGTGTATAATCGTGAAAGAAAAGTAATTATAGATAGTCTAAAGGGCAAAGATTAAATGAACGAATTTCAACAATGGATCGAACTTCAACGTACAAAAGACTTCAGCGACTTTCCTGAAATTTCAGAAGAAGTCGAAAAATGGATGGGTCATGCATTTTATGCAGGCCATTCTAAAGGGCATCTCGAAGGATACCTTCTTGGATTAGATGAATCAGGTGACGGCGAATGAGCAAGATTAAACTAGCAGAATTATTTTATAGTATTCAAGGCGAAGGTCGATATATGGGTGTCCCTTCAATCTTCTTACGCACATTTGGTTGCAATTTCAAGTGCGCTGGCTTCGGAATGCCCAAGGGAGAATTGAGCACCGAAGCATCCTCTCTTGATCCAACACAGTATACAGAGTATCACACTCTTCCACTTGTCACCACAGGCTGTGATAGTTACGCATCTTGGGACCCGCGTTTTAAAGGTCTGTCCCCGCAGGTAGAAACGGGTGAGATCGTAGATCGCATCTTGGGACTTCTTCCGTATAACGAATGGCGCGATGAGCACCTTGTTATCACGGGCGGCGAGCCGCTGCTAGGTTGGCAGCGTTCATATCCAGAATTGCTCGGCAATTTCAAGATGCGTAATCTTAAAGAAATCACGTTCGAAACAAATGGTACGCAAGAATTAGATAATGGATTTAAGCAGTATCTAATCGAATGGCAGCAACAAGACAATGCTAGAGAAATTACATTTAGTGTAAGTCCTAAGCTAAGTGTCAGTGGCGAAAAGCGCGAAGAAGCAATCCGGCCAGAAATTGTCTGCGATTACGAACAGGTAGGCTATGCTTATCTCAAGTTTGTAGTTGCCACCGAAGACGATGCCAACGAAGCGTTAGAAGTATCAAACTTATATCGTAATGCAGGATTTAACGGTCCGATCTACTTAATGCCCGTAGGTGGTGTAGAAAGCGTGTATGCATTAAATAATAAGAATGTCGCATTGCTTGCACTGCAACACGGTTTGCGTTATAGTGATCGTTTGCAAGTGCCGTTGTTTAAGAACGCTTGGGCTACATAAGGAATGACAATGTTTGATAGATTCATAAATTGGTTTACCGGTAAGGGTGCAGAGAAAGAAGCTGAAAAATATACTGTACCTAGTACTCCGCTAACTCCAAAAGAAATTGCTAACGCAAATAAAGAACCGTGGGTAGCTGTAATTGATGTGCAGGTTAATCAAGAAAATCCTAAGAATGGTTTTTTTGAACTCGACTGGAATGAATATTTTATTGTGTCATTACGCGAGGCAGGCTACACAGGCGGTACAGACGAAGAACTCGTCGATAAATGGTTTCAAGACCTTTGCCGAGAAATCGGCAACGACGAAGGGTTACCAATGGACCGTAGATACGGCGGTTACGTTAATGTCAACAATCTCGGAAACGGAAAGAGCGAAATCGGATAATGACATATATTCTAGTAGATACTGCGAATACATTTTTTAGAGCACGGCATGCTATGCGCGGCGATGCTCACGAAAAAGTCGGAATGAGCCTGCACGTTATTCTTAGTTCTATTCGAAAAGCGTGGGCAGACTTTGATGGCAAACATGTTGTTTTCTGCCTCGAAGGTCGTTCGTGGCGCAAAGATTATTATGAGCCATATAAGCGTAATCGCAGTGATGCTCGTGCTGCTCATTCAGTTCGAGAAGCTGAAGAAGAAAAGCTGTTTTGGGAAACATTTGATGTGTTTAAAGAATACATCAACGAAAAAACTAATTGCTCCGTACTGCGCCATCCCAATCTCGAAGCCGACGATCTAATCGCAGGGTGGATCGCTGCTCACCCTAATGACAATCATGTTATTATCTCAACAGACGGTGATTTTGCACAATTAATTGCGCCCAATGTAAAACAGTACAACGGTGTAATGAATATGACCATTACTCACGAAGGTTACTTCGACGACAAAGGTAAACCGATCAAGGACAAAAAGACAGGCGAAATTAAACCTGCTCCTGAGCCAGAATGGCAGTTGTTCAAGAAATGTATGCGCGGCGATACCAGCGATAATGTGTTCAGTGCATACCCAGGTGTTCGTGAAAAAGGCACTAAAAATAAAGTCGGATTGCAAGAAGCATTTGCAGATCGCAACTCTAAAGGGTGGGCATGGAATAATCTAATGCTTCAACGGTGGACTGATCACGAAGGTAAAGAACATCGCGTTCTAGAGGACTACAATCGAAACATTGTTCTTTGCGACCTTAAGGCTCAACCCGATGATGTTAAACTGCAAATTGTAGAAACAATCCAGGCAGAAATCGACAAAGAAAAGAATATTAGTCAAGTCGGTATTCGACTTATGAAATTTTGCGGCCAGCACGATCTTGTCAAAGTCAGTGAACAAGTACAAAGTTATGCAGAGCCGCTAAACGCAAGGTATCACCAATGATTACGAGAGCAAAAGTACTAGTTCCAAATAAATTTTGGATTCTAGAAAACGGCGGAGAAAAATTAGCTACCCTTAGCAAAGAGAAAAAAGGGTATAGCTTATTGTGCCGTGGTCAAAAATTCGAAGTACACGATCTAAAAGAAATCAAGGAAAGATTTGGTATAACTCTTTCCGAAGATATCTCAAAGAAAGAAAAAGTAACAAAGCCTCCTTTGCCTACCGAAATTTACGGATTTCCAACTAACGGTAAAGCATACGGTCCACTATGGAATGTTCAAAAACGTTTGCCGATCTATGCAAAAAGTTCCAAGAGTAAAAGCCTATATTGTGCAGGCTATTACGTAATTCAATTCCGCAAAGGATGGGTTAAGAGCTTTTGTCCTAAGTTAATTACACTCGAACGGTATCCTTATAAAGGTCCATTCAAAACAGACCTTGAAATGAGGACTGTGCTAAATTCAGTGAGTAAAGACCAATGCAACCCTTGAATACATTACCTATCGAAATGTTCCTAGAAAAGGCCAGAATCGCTCGAAAAAGCGGACAAAAGAGCCTCAATTTGTCAATAAATGACGTCATTTTGCTCGAAGAATCTCTAGCAGTAGTAATGACGCGTCTAGCAGGCGATTTAGATGCCATTGCATTCAATCTACAACAGCAAGGTGATATCACCATTAAGATGGACGGCGGATCTTTATAAGAATGTAATAAATAACAGCGTATATATTAATAAGAGGTACGCTGCATGTCTAGGCCAAAACCAAACATTTTGCTCGAAATAACGAATAAAAAAACATATAAAACCGAACAAGTCCTAGAAGCCGAAGCAATCTGGGCTGTTTTTTATAAAGATAAGCCAGTTAACCTTAAAACTACTAGTGTCCTCGGACACCAGCTAGGACCTAAATATAAGAAAGTTTCATTCTCCAATAGCGGACATGCAATTAATCTTGCGGAAAAACTAAACAAGTTATTCAATTGTGCAGACTTTGGAGTGTTTAAACTGACTGCAGGTGAAAAGCTCGACTAATGGATATCAAGCAACAATTAACTAAAATTGTTTGTGATCATCTAGGTGTAGGTATCGACAGCGGTAGTTACGCTAAGACTTATAATTCAATATGGCAGAATCCACGAAAGAGCAGTGGCCTTCGTTTAACAGACGAAGGCTATTCCCTTTTTAAAGAAAAATTAGAAATGAAAAGTTATGAGATCGAATTTCCAAAAGATCTAACCATAACTAATCAAGTCATGCTTTGGTTAGATCGATTCATCGATGGTCCATATTATTTCAACAAAAAATCTATCATTGTGTTCAAAGAAAAAACTGCTGTTCAATTAATACTGTTCAGCGGTGATATTCAAAAATTTGGTCTTGCCAAAGCAATGAATATTGCATATCAATAAAAATTGATATTTTCAAAAATAATTTTTGAAACCCACTTGACTACCTCCTACGTTTGCAGTACAATGCACGAGTAATAAGCAATTACGCAACTCTAAACAACGAGGTCACAAATGGCAGAATCAATGAGTATTAACCGCACCCAGACTCCGAACGAGGCTAAGGCTGCAATCCGCAAATGTTTTAAGGTAAACCGTCCGGTCTTTATGTGGGGACCTCCAGGTATCGGTAAGAGTGATATTGTTAAGCAGCTCGGCGATGAAGCAGATCGCGAAGTTATCGACGTTCGTTTGAGCCTTTGGGAGCCGACTGATATTAAGGGTATTCCGTTCTTCAATCCAGAATCGCATAAGATGGAATGGGCTCCGCCTATTGAACTTCCAAGCGATCCAGAATCCACTGCAATTTTGTTCCTTGACGAGTTGAACTCTGCTGCTCCTGCTACTCAGGCTGCTGCGTATCAGCTGATTCTTAACCGTCGAGTTGGTAGCTATCATTTGCCCAAGGGTGTCAGCATTGTTGCTGCAGGTAACCGTGAAACTGACAAGGGCGTTACTTATCGTATGCCTGCTCCGCTGGCTAATCGCTTCCTGCACTTGGAACTGCGCACTAGCTTCGACGATTGGCAGGAATGGGCCGTTAAGAACAAGCTGCACGAACAGGTCATTGGTTATGTAGGTTTTGCCAAGCAGGATCTTTACGATTTTGATCCTCGCAGCCCAAGTCGTTCGTTTGCTACTCCGCGTTCTTGGTCGTTTGTTTCGGACTTGCTCGGTGACGATGACCTTTCAGAAGGTACTCTAACTGATCTTGTTTCGGGTGCTATCGGCGACGGTCTTGCTGTCAAGTTTATGGCACACCGAAAGATTGCTAAGATGTTGCCTCGTCCAGAAGATATCCTTAACGGCAATGTTAAGAAACTGGACATTAAGGAAATTTCCGCAATGTATTCGTTGACTATTTCCATGTGTTACGAATTGCAGACTGCACACGAGCGCAAGGAAGCCGATTGGAACTCTCAGGCAGATTGCTTCTTCCGCTTTATGATGGATAACTTCCCTACTGAAATTACGGTTATGGGCGCAAAGGTTGCACTTACCCAATACAACCTGCCATTTGATCCATCAAAGTTGAAGAGCTTCGATGAATTCCACGGCAAGTACGGTAAGTACATTATTACTGCAATGGAGTAATAAAAAGCCCCCTAACGGGGGCTTTTTCATATAGTCTCTATTGACAACCATTGTAAATATCTATACAATTAGACTACATTAAACACTAAGGAATATTTTATGACTGTCATGAAACAAGAGCGTACTGCTAAGGCTGAAAAGCGCGAATACACTGTTGCAGAAAAGAATGATGCAGTTGAACGTCTAGTTACTGCACGTATCGGTCTGCTGTTGCGGCATCCGTTTTTCGGCAATCTGGCTACTCGACTGAAAATTATCGATGCTTCAGATTGGCTACCTACCTTAGCCACTGACGGTCGTAATTTCTATTATAACGTCGGCTTTGTGCTGAAGTTAGATCCCAAAGAATGCGAATTCGGTTTTGCACACGAGGTG